CTAAAAATGAGGACAATATTAACTAGACGAAAGGATTAAAATGACAGAGAAAGAAACGCTCTTATATTTATCAAGCCAGATAAAAGAGAGACGCAACGAAGTAGTAGAAGATATGGCTAGAGGCACCGCTGACCTCGCAGGTTATCAGCATGCATGTGGACAAGTTAGAGGATTTGACCACGTTCAAATGTTTATTGCTGATATGATAGCAAACCTAACTAAAGACAACGAAGACTTTGAAAGCAGTCCTACGGATAGTGTTGTAAAGATAGGGGGTAAAAAATGACTATAGCCACCCCAGACACACAAATAGTCTCCAGCTCTGGAGCACCTATTAAAACCAAAAACACAACTACCACTGATGGTAAAAAAGTAAGTGAGGATGAAGCATTAGCTAAACTTACTACACAACTGCCTGATGTTAAAGGATACCGCATATTATGTATGGTGCCTGAAGCAGAAGATACTTATGAAGGTGGAATTATTAAATCAGATTCTGTAAAACAATTACAAGAACATGCAACGGTGGTCTTATTTGTTATGCAGTTAGGAGATTTAGCTTATCAAGACGAAGCTAGGTTTCCAACAGGAGCATGGTGTAAAGAAGGAGACTTCGTTATCACGCGTGCTTATGCAGGCACTAGAATTAAAATTCACGGAAAAGAATTCCGCATTATTAACGACGATACCGTAGAAGCAGTGGTCGATGACCCTCGTGGCTACGAACGCGCATAGGAGAATAGCATGGCTGAAATAATAAATGAAATACCAGATGAATTAGATATGAAAGGGGAAGAGCTAGAAGTCGATTTAGACGAGGGTAAAAAAGCTGAACCTGAAAAATCTACTTCTGACGTTGAAAGAGTAGAGCAACCTAAAAAAGTTGAGCCGGAGTTAGAAATTGAAGAAGAAGACGATACTCCACCAGAAGATAGAGGTAAAGAACCATTACCTGATGATATTGTAAAAGAGGTAGAGGAAGATACTCTTGAAGGATATTCTGATCGAGTAAAGCAAAGATTTGCTCAACTTAAAAAAGGTTATCACGATGAAAGACGTGAAAAAGAGAAAGCGGAAAGAGAAAGACAAGAAGCTGTAAGCTATGCACAACAAGTAGCAGAACAAAATAAAAAATTACAGACTACACTAAGTACAGGTGAGGAAGACTATATTAAGACTTTAGTTAGTGCTTCTGAAAATGAACTTAATATGGCTAAAAGAGATTATAAAGAAGCTTATGAATTAGGAGAAACTGATGCAATAGTTGAAGCGCAAGCTAAAATGAATGAGGCTCAGATGAAATTATCTAGAGCTAGTAGGCTAAAACCTCAATATACTGCTTCACAAAAGGAAGAAAATAGTGTAGAGTTGAATCAAAATAGTACTTCTAATATACCAAAACCAGACCCACGAGCTCAAGCTTGGCAAGATGCAAATACTTGGTTTGGACGTGATGAAGAAATGACTTCATTAGCTTTAGGATTACATGAAAAATTAGTCAGGAACGGGGTAAATCCTTCAACTGACGAATACTATCGTCGTATAGATGAAACGATGCAAAAACGATTCCCTGAAAATTTTGGGGATAATTCGTTGGAATCGGATAAACCCGCCCAACGCAAACCTTCGAATGTAGTTGCACCGGCAACGCGTAGTACCGCGCCGAAGAAAGTACGCCTAAGTAAGACACAAGTTGCTTTTGCTAAAAAGCTTAAGTTAACACCGGAGCAATATGCACGAGAAATGATTAAATTGGAGAACGCAAATGGATAAGGTAATTAAAAGAGAATCAAGAGATACTGAAGTAAGAGAAGACGTAGCAAAAAAATGGCAACCTGCCTCACTCCTTCCAGAGTTTACTAAAAAAGCTGGATGGGCCTATCGTTGGATTCGAGTTTCTTTATTGAATGAGCCTGATAACATGAACGTATCTTCAAAAATGCGTGAAGGCTGGGAACCGGTGAAGCATTCGGAACACCCAGAAGTCGTATTACAAGCAGACCCCAATAGCCAATTTAAAGAAGGCATAGAAATTGGAGGTCTATTATTATGTAAAGCTCCTCAAGAAATGATGGACCAAAGACAAGCTTTTGTAAATGAAAAAACAAGAGCGCAGACTGAAGCAGTTGACCAGTCATACCTGAATCAAAATGATCCTCGTATGCCTAAGTTTGCTGAAGGTCAAGAAAATGGTCGAAGTTTTGGAAAGGGCAAAAAATAAATAGGAGAAACAATCATGGCTACTACAGCTAGTCCTTACGGACTTAAAGCGGTAAACCATATAGGCGGTACCCCTTATGCGGGCTCTACGCGTCTATTACCGATTGCTTCTGGATATGGAACTAATATATATAATGGCTCGGTTGTTGCAATCGTAGCCGCGGGAACTGTTGAAATTGTTACAGATTTAGGTAACAACGCAGACGCATTCCCTGCTGGTGTTATTGGTGTTTTTGTAGGTTGTACTTACACAGACCCTAATCTCGGCACAGTAGTGTTTAGACAAAACTGGCCTACAGGCACAGTAGCAGATGACGCTCAAGCATATATTGTTGACGACCCAGATGTAATCTTTATGGCACAAGCGGACGGCGCAGTTACACAAGCTGATTTAGGTCAGAATACTAACTTCGCAGCAGTGCAAGCTACAGATACAGGTGATACTACTACAGGTAATTCTAATAGTGCAGTATCTTCTACAACAGCTACGACAGCAACTATTGCTTTCCGTATTGTTGACTTTGTAGACAGTCCAACTTCAACCGTGGGTGATGCATTCACAGACTTATTAATTAAGTTTAATGCAGGTATACACTCATATGACAATGCAACTGGAATCTAATTAAGGAGAATAAAACATGGCAATTTCAAGAGCCCAGCTCCTTAAGGAGCTATTACCAGGACTTAACGCGTTATTCGGCTTAGAATATGCACGTTATGGGGAAGAACATAAAGAGATTTACGAAACTGAATCTTCAGATCGTTCTTTCGAAGAAGAAACAAAACTAGCTGGCTTTGCAGCCGCACCTCTTAAATCTGAGGGAGCAGCTATTGCGTATGACAACGCACAAGAAGCTTTTACAGCTAGATACAACCACGTAACAATTGCTTTAGGATTCAGTTTAACTGAAGAAGCAGTTGAAGATAATCTATATGATAGTCTTTCAGCTCGCTACACTAAAGCTCTTGCACGTTCAATGGCAAACACTAAACAAGTTAGAGCAGCTAATGTTCTTAACAATGGTTACAACCAGAACTTCCTTGGTGGCGATAACCGTTCATTGTTTGGTACTAATGCCGCTGGTGCAGTTACTAACCACCCATTAGTTTCAGGTGGTACTAATAGTAATACACAAGCGACACCAACAGACCTTAACGAAACAGCATTAGAAAACGCAGTGATTCAAATCGCAGCATGGACTGATGAAAGAGGTCTATTGATTGCAGCTAAACCACGTAAGTTGGTTATTCCACCAGCTCTACAATTCGTTGCTACTCGTTTATTAGATACACAACTTCGTGTTGGTACAGCTGATAACGATATCAATGCATTAAGAACTAACGGTGCAATACCAGAAGGTTATACAGTAAACCACTATCTAACTGATGGTGACGCTTACTTCCTAACTACTGACGTGCCTAACGGTATGAAGCATTTTGAAAGAACTGCTTTGACAACTTCTATGGATGGGGATTTCGATACTGGCAATGTAAGATATAAAGCCCGTGAAAGATATTCATTCGGTTGGAGTGATCCACTAGGTATGTGGGGTTCACCAGGTGCATAAGTAGTTTTTATAGTTCTACTTAAAGCACTACCTCTGAAAAGCCTGGCTCCTCTCTGCTGGGCTTTTCTTTATCTAACACTCATGAATATGCTTAGTACTAAAAGTAAATAAGTATATATAATTCTTCTATCAGCAATGCTGAAATCTAAAACAAAGGAGAAATATTATGTGGACAACACCAGTTGCAACTGAAATGCGTTTCGGTTTTGAAGTAACAATGTACGTAATGAACAAGTAATTTTTTGTTTTAAACTAAGGGGCTTCGGCCCCTTTTTTGTTGTATAATAGTGTGAAAACGTGTAAGATTAATTATCTGGGAACAACCAGCTTATCAGACTGCCCCAGCAGACGCATACACGACAGATAAGCTTAACTTTGTATGGAGAACTTAAAATGTCAAGATCAACCTTTTCAGGTCCCGTTGCCTCAACTAACGGATTTGTGCCTTCAGGCCCTTCAACAGCAGTCAATGCTACAGCAACTATTACAGCACAGAATCTTCAAGTAGGATATGTTACTTCTACTTCAGCAGCTGCAACAACTATTACACTTCCCATTACTACTACAGCAGGTGGTGTTACAGGAATATCTCAACAATTAGGTGCGGTAAGAGGACAACAATTTTCTTTTATAGTAGATAACACAGGCGGGGCTGACGACGTAACAGTTGCTTTAGGTACTGGTGGATCATTATCTGATGCCGCTACTATTGCTGCTTCTGCAGTTGCTTTCGGTAGACTAGTAGTTGCTTCTGGTGCTACTGGTATGGCTCAATTCACTATGATGTTTACTGGTGGTGATGGAGTAACTCCTGGTTCAGCTACAGGTTACACACTTACACGTACAGCTTAAATAGGAGAATAGACAATGGCTATAACAACAGATATATGGGCCGTCACTCCTAGTTATTCAGCTACGTTATATAGAGCCGCCGCTGCTATTGGTGGTGCTGGCGATATAACATTAATAACTAACCAGCCTCTAGATAACGGGGCTGGCTATAAAATTCTATTCACTTGTGCAGGAGACGCAACTGCCGCTACATTTACTATCACTGGATACGTAGCTGGGGATTTATCTCAGTCTGTAACCACTGAAACTGTAGCTGGTGTTGATACTGGAACTGCAACTTCTACAAACTATTATTCTAGAATTACTAGTATTTCATCAGATGCAGCGGTAGCAACCAATGTAAGTATTGGAAACGCTATTGCTGATGGTATGGCTTTACCTAGAACTAGAATGAAAGGATTCTATTTTGTAGGTTCTGCAGGGGCAGGTAGTGTTACATTAACCTTAGATGGTAATGCAGCATCAGATAGAGTTTTATTAAGTATAGCTACTCCAGCTAACGTAGAGTCACAACAAATGGCTTTACCAGGCGACGGAATTTTAATTAACGGAAATGAGCCACAAACAACGTTTGGAGTAGTAACTCAAACAGCAGCTGTGACATCATTAACGGTATTCTGTGGATAAACTATGGAAGAAGAGCCCAAACCAACTAAGAACGATGATCGCCTCGAAGAACTGAGGCGATGGTTTGAAGCATTAGGGGATTGTGTATAGATGGCAACACCTAGAAAAAAAGGAATGGGAATCAAAACTTCGGTTAAGTCAGGCAATTTTAGAAAGACTAAATCAGGAGCGGGGATGACAAAGAAAGGTGTAAAAGCCTATCGAGCTGCAAACCCAGGTTCTAAACTTAAAACAGCGGTAACAGGGAAAGTTAAGAAAGGTTCTAAAGATGCAAAGAGACGTAAGTCATTTTGTGCAAGATCGGCAGGACAAATGAAGAAGTTTCCTAAAGCTGCTAAAGATCCAAACTCTAGATTGCGTCAAGCACGTAAACGATGGAAATGTTAAAAATGGATGAGACAACAAAACACTTGATAGACCTATCGGCTATCTTCACTGCAGTAGGTACCATGATGTCGTGGCTACCACACTTGGCTTCACTATTTACTATTATATGGATGATTATTCGTATTTGGGAAACCAATACGGTACAAAAGCTATTTGGTAAAAAAGAAGTTATTGAAGACGAAGGTGCTAAACCAAGAAAGCCTGAAGCTTCGAGTAATAGGATTAATAAGTAGTGCCACCTAAGTCTAAGAAACAAAAGAAGTTTATGCAAGCAGTAGCTAAAAACAAAAAGTTTGCTAAAAAAGTAGGGGTACCACAAAAAGTAGGAAAAGAGTATATTAATAAAAAGAAAAGGAGAAAGACATGAATACTAAAAGAATGAATCGGCTTGAAGAATTGGGCAGAATTGATGCTAGAAAAAACCCTAATCGAAATGACATGGCTGAAAAAAGACGTGTAGTTAGTGAATTAAAAATGATGGGCGGCGGTAAAGTCAAAGGTTATAAAGCTGGTGGTATGATGAAAGACAAAGAAGGTCGTGCTATGGCTATGAATAAAAAAGGTATGACAGATTCTCAAATGAGTGATGCAGCTGGTCGAGCTATGATGAAAAAAGGTGGTAAAGTTAAAAAGCAAGGATACAATGCTAGACTTGATGATTCATTAGGAGCTAGAAAAGGTAAGAAAAAACAATCTATGAAAGCTCGTAGAGATGAGTCTAAAGGAATGAAAAAATCTGCAGGTAAAAAGGCTTATTCAGGTAATCGTAAATCAGCACAAGGTTCAGCATCTAAACGTGCAGATGGTATTGCTAGAAAAGGACGTACTAAAGGTCGTATGGTTTAATGGCTTGTTCAGTATGTAAGACTAGAGCTAAGACTAAAGCTAAAAAACCTGCGTTTAAATCGCATATGATGTACGATAAGAAAACAGGTAAAAGTGTAAAAGCTCCCACTATGGCTAAACATCTAGCTTTAAAGAAAAAAGGATATGGACATAGGAAACCTAAAGCATGATGAAATCTAGAGGAATGGGCATAATTAGTAAAATGAAAAAAGGCGGAAGTGTAAAAGATGCCTGCTATCATAAAGTAAAAGCAAGTTATAAGGTCTTCCCTAGTGCTTATGCTTCTGGTGCTATTGCTAAGTGTAGAAAAAAGAAAGGTAAAAAGTAATGGCAGTCCGAAAGACAGCTAAAGGAGCTGCTTTAAAACGCTGGTTTAAAGAAGACTGGAAGGACGTAAAGACAGGTAAAGCTTGTGGTAGGAAAAAAGGCGATGGCAGAGGAACTCCTTATTGCCGACCTACTAAACGTGTTTCTAGTAAAACTCCAAAGACATCTGGAGAAATGACAGCAGCACAAAAGAAGTCTAGAATAGCTCAAAAGAAAAGACTTGGGCAACCGGCAGGCAAACCAAGAAGAGTTGCTTCACTCAAAAGGAGAAAGGCAACCAGGAAGAAGAAGTAGTGGATATTAGTAAAATATTAATAAGTTTGGTACCATTAATATTAGTATCCATGTGGTGGGTGGTAGACTCAATAAACACATTGAACAGTCGTGTGGTTTTAATTGAACAAAATTTGAGTCACCTTATTAGCCCTTCAGGAGAAATAAAAGCATCTTCAGATAATGAGATAGAAAGAGCAAAGATAAAAGAAATACTTATAGAGGATATACATAATTTAGAAGTTAGATTATATATACTAGAAGAAAAACTAAAGGCGAAATAATATGGCTACAACAGACACACATGCATTTAATTTAGATCTTAACCTTCTTGTAGAAGAAGCGTTTGAAAGATGTGGCGCAGAGTTAAGAACAGGATATGATTTAAGGACAGCTACACGTAGCTTAAACTTATTGACAATAGAATGGGCTAACCGAGGCATAAACTTGTGGACTGTTGAACAAGGACAGATACCATTAGTTGCAGGTACAGCCACTTACGATTTGCCCGCGACGACCATCGACCTCATGAGCCAAGTCATAAGAACTGGGTCTGGAACAACTCAGTCTGACATAGCTATTTCTAGGGTGTCAAATCCTACTTATGCATCTATCCCAAGTAAGAACGACACGGGCAGACCGATACAAGTTTATATAGATAGACAAGCAGAGATTCCTAAGATAACTCTATGGCCCATTCCTAATGACGCAAGTTATACTTTTGTATACTGGATGTTAAAAAGAATTGATGATGCAGGTACAGGTGTTAACACACAGCATATCCCATTTAGATTTTTACCATGCATGGTAGCAGGGCTAGCATTTTATTTAAGCTTGAAGATACCAGAAGCAGGGGAAAGAACACAGTTCTTAAAACAAGAATATGAAGAGCAGTGGTTACTGGCTTCAACTGAAGATAGAGAAAAAGCAACTTTAACCGTAGCACCAAGAACATCATACATATAGGAGATTGAGATGGGAGATCCAGTAAAAAAGAAATTAAAACAAAATATGTCACTAGAAGAGTTTGCAAAATTAACTCCAGAAGAGAAAGCAAGGTACAATAGAGAGGGGGATAAAATAAGTACAGATACTGAAAATGCAATTAAAGAAACTAAAAAAAGAAAACTTCAAGCAGGCGGAGTATTAAAAGCTGCTCCTAATAAAGGTGCTGCAAGTTTACCTAAAAGCGTTCGTAACAACATGGGCTTTATGAAAAAAGGTGGCAAAGTTAAAGGCTATGAACATGGTGGTTCAGTCAAAGGTAAAGGTAAATGTAAGATAGATGGTATAGCTATTCGTGGTAAAACTAGAGCTAAACGTAAGTAATGAGCAATAGGTATACAACTAATAAGAATGCAATAGCTGACTGTGATGTTTGTGGTTTTCAGTTTAAGCTTAGAGAACTAAAAGATTTATATGTAAGAAAAACTAATACTAATATTAAAGCTTGTAAAGAGTGTTGGAACCCAGATCAACCACAGAATATGCAGGGGATGTATCCAGTAGAAGATCCTCAAGCAGTGCGAGATCCAAGACCTGACCAGAGTTTTAATGACAACAACGTAACTGGGTCAAGAGATATACAATGGGGATGGGAACCTGTTGGTGGAGCACGACCCCCATCTAATGAGTTTACAGGAAATAATTTAGTAAGTTCAGGAGTAGTAGGAACTGTTACAATAACAATAACTTAGGAGAAAGAAATGGCTAAAGAAAATCAAGAAAGAAAAGCTAAAATGGTAGACGGCTTTGCACAACCACAAATGGTTCCTGTACCTAACACGGCAGGTTATCCTGAAAAGAATGTTAAAACTTCTGGCGTAGAAACTCGTGGCAATGGTGCAGCTACTAAAGGCACTAAAGCACGCGGCCCTATGGCGTAAGGATAAGCAATGACTTATACTGAATTAGTCGCACAAATACAATCGTATACTGAAGATGAATATTCTACAGTAGATGTAAACACGTTTATAACTCAAGCTGAAAACAGAATCTTTAATGGTGTTAATCTTCCCGACTTAAGAAGAAATGATACAGGTACTATTAACGTTGGTAACAAATATTTAAATGTACCTGATGATTGGCTAGCTACTTATAGTTTAGCTTGTATTGATACCGCAACTAACGAATATACTTTTCTTATAAATAAAGACGTTAACTTTATTAGGCAATCATTTCCTGATACTGATGCAGCTCACTACGGAAAACCTCAATATTATGCTGTCTTCGATGATACAACATTTATACTCGGCCCTACACCTGATACAGGCTATGGCGCTGAGCTTCATTACTTTTTTTATCCTGAGTCTATTACTACTGCCGCTAGCGGTACGTCTTGGCTGGGAGATAATTACAGTTCCGTATTACTTTATGGTTCATTGTTGGAAGCGGCTACGTACCTCAAGTCCGACCCAGAAACACTAGCAAACTACACTACTAGATATAACCAAGCTATGGTAGAGCTAACTAGATTAGGAGAAGGTAAAAATACACGCGATGCATATCGTAGTGGACAAGCTAGAATACCGGTTAAAGGTAGAAGAGGGAGTGCAGTTTAATGGCAACTATTATACAAGGAATAACTAATACCTTTGTTGCTAAATCACTAGCTGGTGATATAGATTTTGATACAGACACATTTAAAATAGCTTTATATACTGATGACGCAACGCTAGATTCATCTACTTCTGCGTATACAACCACAAATGAAGTGGTAGGAACTGGATATGTTGCAGGGGGTAATACATTAACAGGCGCTACAGTTACACAAGATGATGATGCAGGCGTAGTGTATATAACTTTTGATTCTCCTACTACTTGGACAGGCACATTTTCCGCAAGAGGAGCTTTGATATATAATAGTAGTTCTAGTAATTATTCTGTATGTGTATTAGATTTTGGATCAGTTAAAACTATTGCAGCTCAAACGCTAACTGTAACATTACCTGATAACACTGCAACAACGGCACTTATTCGATTTGAATAGAAAGGGATAACATGACAGGTTTTTCGTCGCTTATAGCGGATGCACCAGAAGTAACAGTAGATAAAGTAAGACCGTTAGAAAAAGATTTATATAAAATGATGTGGGATAAACCAGAGTATAGACAAGTTGCTCCTGGTGAAAATATAGCTCACGAATTTTTAAAACAAGCTAAACCTAAACAAGGTGCTACAGTTCTTGATTTAGGATGTGGTACAGGACGTGGAGGATTGAACCTAGCGTTCTTTGGTGGATTAGATGTAACTATGGT